TAAAATGAATAGAGTACCAAACACAAAATACAAAAAGAACAAATATACAGGGAGAGATATGATGAAAGATGGTGGACACAAAGCTGGTCGTAAGATGGCAAGACCTACACAATCAAGAAAAAAATTAAGTGAAGAAATGCAAAAAATGAAAAGAAAAAAATATTTTGGCGGAAGTGCAGGTGATGGTTTTACTGAAATGAGAAAAGCTAAAATGGCCTACGGTAGTGGCGGTAAAGCTAGAAAAGCTTATGCTCATGGTGGTAAAGGCGGATATGGTTCTGTACAAGATATGGAAAAAGCTTGTAATAAAATGGTAGGTATGAATACCATGGACATGAAAGGCGAGAAGTAATGAAAGTACCAGCACCTAAAGGTTATCATTGGATGAAAAGTGGCAAAAGCTACAAGCTAATGAAAGACCCTAAAGATGGTTACAGACCACACAAAGGAGCTAGTAAGTCAGCAAATTTTGCAATAGAAAAAGTACATAAAAAATAATGGCAACAACTTATTTAGATTTAACAAACGAAATTTTAAGAGAGTTAAATGAAATACCTTTAACGGCTGCTAACTTTGGAAACGCAACAGGGTTTCAACAATTTGTTAAAGATGCAATTAATAAATCTATTTTTGACATTGCAAATGAAGAACCTCAATTACCTTTCTTTGCAGCAGATTTAAGTGGAGTTACAAATCCTTTTTACGGAAACGTTGTAGTTCCTACAGTTATAGGACAAAGATACTATCTACTAAAAAGCGATAGTACAAGTATTAAAGATGATTATGGTTCCGTAGATTGGGACGATTTTTATTTAACAACAATTAATGTTTCTGGTGAATCAGCACCTTACGTATCTCAAGGGTTAAAATTTTTAACTCATGCTGATTGGAGAAGATATTACAGAGACAATGAAAATAATGACTCAGCCGAGGGACAGGTTTATGGTGAACCTAAGTACGTTATTAAATCTCCCGATAACAGAAAGTTTGGCTTGAGTCCAATACCAGACAAAATTTATAATATACATTTTTATGCTTATGTAAAACCTACAGCTTTATCAGCATATACTGATGAAATAATTTTGCCAGACCAGTATAAAAATGTTATTTTAGCAAGAGTAAGATATTACACATGGCAGTTTAAAGAAAGCCCACAACAAGCTTCTTTTGCACTGCAAGATTATGTACAAAGTATGAAGGCGATGAAAGAAAACTTAATTAATCCACAGCCTAAATACATGACAGACGATAGAACTTATTTTTAATTATGGCACGTTCACAACCTTATACAGTTGCTTGTGCCGGAGGTTTAGTAAATTCATCAAATGCGATAGATTTACTTAGATTTCCCGGTGTAGCTAAAGAGTTACAAAACTTTGAAGTCTCAATAGAAGGAGGCTACAGAAGAATAAATGGTTTTGCAAAGTTTGGCGGAGCTAGTGCAACACAACCAACTGGTAGTGATGATAACATTCAAGGAATATTTCCTTATGCCGATGGAGTTATTGCGTGTGCAGGTAATCAAATATTTTTTAGTAATGACGGTATTAACTGGCTTATTATAAATAAATTATCAGCAGGAGGTGGAGATGACTATACTACTTTTGTTGGTAAAAGTGAAGTAACATTAACCAATCAAGGACAATGCAGTTTTGTAGTTTTTGAAGGTCCTAACTATGATTATGGTGAAGTTATTATTGCAGATGGTGGTAATTTACCTTTTTCTTTTCGTATGGAAGGAACAGGTGCTTTAACAACTAGAACATTTTATACTCAACAAATTACAGTAGATAGTACTAATGCAGTTAAATATATTACCATACACGACCACCATTTAATAGCTGCAGGAGTCGGTAATAATTTAAATACTATTTATTATAGTGTTGATAATGACCCCGACAATTTTACAGGCTCTGGTGCTGGTTCAATAGTAATATCAGACCAGATTGTAGGTATTAGAGGATTTAGGGAAGATTTATTTATATTTTGTGAAAATAGTATTCATAAACTAATAAATATAAACGACACTCAAAATATAGCAGTTGTTCCCGTAGCAGAAAATGTTGGCTGTTTAAGTGGTTACAGCATACAGGAAATCGGTGGTGACTTATTATTTTTAGCACCAGATGGTTTTAGAACAGTTGCTGGTACTGCAAGAATTGGTGACGTTGAATTAGGTACAGTTAGTAAAGCAATTCAACCTTTAATAACAGAAGTAGCTAGAGATATAGCTCAATATAGAATAGATAGTTTAGTTATTAGAGAAAAATCTCAGTATAGACTTTTTTATACTAAGATTGGCACAGCTAGAGCAGTGCAAGAAGGAATAATAGGAACACTAAGACCAAATGGTTTTGAATGGTCAGAAACTAGAGGTATCGAAGTTACAAGCATAAATTCAAACTTTGATAATGAAGGGACTGAAGTATATTATCATGGTGATACATCTGGGTATGTATTTTTACATGATTCAGGTAATGACTTTGATGGTGAAGATATTCTAGCAAGATATAGTACACCAGATTATGATTATGGCGATTTAGGAACTTTAAAAACTTTACATTTTATTAAAGTTTCGATAAGTAATGAAGGTGTAGTGTCACCAAATTTAAGATATCAATTTGATTATGGCGACCCTCTTACACCTCAATTTACAAGCGCAGTATCGTTAGGTACAATTAATCCAGCATCAATATTTGGTGAAGCTGTATTTGGATTAAATGCTTTTGGTGCAGTGTCTGCTCCTTTGATTAGAATACCGCTTCAAGGAAGTGGTCACAGTAATAATTTTTCTATTCAAAGTCAAGACAGTCGCTCACCTTATACAATAAACGGATTTTATATAGATTACATACCATCAGGAAGGAGATAAAAAAATTATGGCAGGTTATACACGACAGAGTAGTTTTGTAGATGGCGATACCATCACAGCAGCAATATTTAATGACGAATTTAATCAGTTATTAAATGCATTTAACAATAGCACTGGTCACAAACACGATGGCACTACAGCCGAAGGACCAGTAATAGCATTGATTGGAGACTCAGGTAGTTCTCCTGTCAACAAAGTATTAATAGACACAACAAACAATCACATAGAATTTTGGATTGACGTATCATCTACTTCAGTTCAACAAATGTATATCGCTGACGGTGCTATCCTTCCAGTCACTGATAACGATATAGATTTAGGTTCTTCATCTTTAGAGTTTAAAGATTTATATTTAGATGGTACGGCAAACATCGATAGTCTTGTAGCCGATACAGCTGATATTAATGGTGGTACGATTGACGGTGCAATTATAGGCAGTTCTAGTGCAGCAGCTATTACAGGTACAACTGTTACATTTAGTGATTTATCAGACGGTACTATTACTGTAACAGCTTTTGTTGACGAAGATGATATGACATCCGACTCAGCAACTTTGATACCAACACAGCAATCAGTTAAGGCCTATGTTGATGCCCAAGTTACAGCACAAGATTTAGACTTCCAAGGGGACTCAGGAGGTGCTTTATCGATTGACCTAGACAGTGAATCTTTAACAATCGCTGGTGGTACAGGTATAGATACTTCAGGAGCTATTAATACCTTAACAGTTGCTATAGACTCTACAGTAGTTACACTAGCCGATTCGCAAACATTAACAAACAAAACATTAACAAGTCCTGTTATTAGCTCAATTAGCAACACAGGTACTCTTACTTTACCAACCTCAACAGATACGTTGGTAGGTAGAGCAACAACAGATACGTTAACAAACAAAACTATAGATGTTGATAACAACACAGTATCTAATATTGAAGTAGATAACTTTAAAGCTTCAGCAATCGTATTAGAATCAGAAGGCATTAGTTCAAATGATAATGATACAACTTTACCAACTTCAGCAGCAGTTAAAGATTACGTTGATACACAACTGACTGCAGAAGACCTAGATTTCCAAGGTGATTCTGGTGGAGCATTATCTATTGATTTGGATAGTGAAGTTTTAACCATTGCTGGAGGCACTGGTATAGATACTTCTGGTTCAG